TTGTGGTAGTAAGAGAGATAGCAACAACATCATCAGAAAAATTACCGCTAGTATCTCTAGTTCTAGCTAAATAGGTAAACTCTCCAAAAATATCAATTGGAATTGATTTTCTAGTAACACCAGCAGCGACACTAACAAAAGGAACTGCCGCAATGAAATTTTCTATAGTTGCATCAATACTTCCTTGTATTCTTCTAATAACAACTTCTTTCAAATCTAGATCAGTAAGTTCGTCATTAGTTCTACTGTATTCCCAAAATAGAGAAATTTGATCGCTCTGTTGTCCACCAGTGAAGTTAAATACGTTCGCTGGCTTTGCACTTTTACCTACGATTGACTTAGTTACAGTAGTCGTAAAACCTCGTATATTTTTGTTTAAAGGAGTAATTCTAAAAGTTAAAATATTAGTTTCAGCAATAGGTCCTCTGTTTATACCACTAACAGTGAATCTTATTGTACCATCATCTTCAACACCTGCAGCAGATACTTTTGCAGTGTTAAAGGATAGTAAGTCAGTACCCCCATCATCGGTCCCTACAGCTCCGACATTATCAAGTTTATAGGAAATTTCATAATCTGTGACATCCTGACCTTCAATATGATCAAAGAATAAAGTTGCTCTAACAGCAACTCCAGAGTTTTGCTCTCTATAGAGTGATTCAGTAACACCGACTCCAGTCACTTTGCGAATAGGTAAGGCACTAATAGCAATATTCTTTTCAACAAAAGGACTAGTCCTTTGTCTGTTATTAATATTTCTGGCTTTTACGGAAATTATCCCAGGATTAACGTCTGAGATTTTTTGGTCTTCAGCAATAAATACTCTTTCATAGTCTGAGCTTACTAACAGATCATATACGCCATTGTTAGCTAATCTAAAGTTACCAGGATAGGTTGATTCGTCATAGTCTAGGGTGCAGGTATTTGCAGACACATTATTAATTATCCCTGTAGGGTTTGGAGCTATATTTGTTAGTGCTACCCCAGCTAAATTACTACCTGGAGTAGTTCCAAACTCTACTCTAAAAACAGAATTAGCAGTTAATGCAGCGTTATAGCTTGCAGAAGCAGGATCGTAACTAGTATTGATGATCGGAAAGGTTGTTCCAGCACTAGTCTGAACATTATCACCAACCTCAATTGCTGGAACAGTGTAGTGATCTAGCTCAACAACAAAAGAAGTATCCCCACTTTGTACTTGATATTCTACATTATCTCTAAATGTAGTGTTTTTATTTAGAGTAAACTGACCAGAAGACTTTTGAACACCGTCTACATAAAATCTCATAAAATTTTTATCTCGTATTCTAACAGGTAAGTCTACAAACTGTGTAGCTCCTGTTGCAGCGGTAATAGTATTTTGGAACCTTATCTCTCTTTCACTACCGCTAACATAAAAAGAGTTATTTGCATAAAAACGGGCGTCTAGTAGTTGATTAATAGTTATATAAAAAGGTGCTGGGGGTAGTTGCTCTGTTAAAAAAGAAGAACCTGCTAAACTATTTTCAATATCTAGTGTGTCACTAGTTTTATCAAAAGTAACAATGTTTGCAGAAAAATTAACTAAGTCAGAAGCAAAACCTATAAAGTTTTTCTCGCTATTAATTGTTGATTTTTCTTTAAGTGGAACAGTAACAAAATCCAATCCTTTAAGTCCTTGAAAAGAGTCATCATTTACTTCTAGTATGTGTTTTGCGAAATTTAGGTCATGAGCTACGTTTAATCCCTCAACTACTAATCTCACATTACTTGTGCCATCTCCGTTATCTACACTTGAGTAAGCATTGCATAGAAGTTTTATCTCACCAGCAAAACTTTGGAAACCATTTTTACCAGTAAGCACTGCGGGAGTAACGCCGTCACTTAACAAGCTTGCATTATCTACTGTCAAACTCAAGACACTTTGGTGAGAGTTATTAACTAATGTTGATCCTTCAGGAACTGCAACAAAATATTCAGTTTTAAAAGTTTGTTGATATCCAAGACGATCAGTTTGATTATTTATAAGAACATCAAAGGCTATAGAACCATCTAATCTCCGTCTTGGACTCGATACTAAAGAAAAACCTGGAGTTGGAGGGGCACTAAAACCACTTTCTATATCAATATATGCTGTAGGAGTATAGTCTATAAAAGTATCTGAATCAGTATAAACATTAGATATATATTCTTTAGCAATTAAATTAACTTCTTCTGATTCAGTCTCTCTTTCTATATTAGAGATCGTAAACAGTTTACCTGCTTTATTAGTATAGAAATTGCCTGGATTTTCCCACTCACCAATACTCCACAAATCTCCTTTTTTTGGAACGTTATTAGAAGTAAAGGTATTATAAGAATCTATTGACTTTGTAATAGGATTATAGCGTCCAGTAACAGTAACATTTGCTTGATCAAAACCTAGTGAAATATTATCTGTTGCGGATAAAATAAAGTTAGTATTACTTAAAATATATAAATCTACCCTATCATCATCAGTTGAGATTACTCTAAGAGCTAATGGTCCAGAATTTGCAGTAAAGTCGCTACTTCTTAAACTTGGATTAGTAAAATGCTCTAGTAATACATTAGACTTGTTAGAATCAGTTGAAGAGTCTCCTAATACTTTACCACCAAAACCATAGTTGATTCCAGTTAAGTTTTGAGAGACAGAGACGATATCGCCAGGAGATAAGCTCAAAGCTTCAGTAGAGGTAGTAAAAGCGAGCACTCTTCTAAGATATTTTGAGGCAGCAATTTGATATTGTGCAAACCGTAATGCTTGACTTCTACGGGTTACTCCTGCTAAGTCAAGCGAGATAACATTCTCAATAGTGCTTCTGTCACTTCCGTCGTTAGCATCTTGAGCATCGACACGTGCTACTTCTCTTTTATAGTGATTAGTAGGTTCGATATAGCTTATATCTACCCCTGTAACTAAATCACTCTCTCTTCCACCACTTACTTGAAAAGTACCTTGTTTAATATTAGTCTCATTAAATACCATAACAGGTAGTTGATCGGGTAAGTCAACAGCTAAAGAAATTTTTCCAAATGAATGAACAATAGTACCTCTAAAAGAGGCAGCAAGAGAGTTTAGTACTTCTATAGTTGGTTGTTGATCAGAAATGATAGTATCACAGATAAATCGTCTTTCTAAGACGCTAGTCCCTGCAGGAATTCCTACCAAAGTTTCTCTCACTGATGTAAACTGATTTTTTGGTTTATGTCTAAATGACCCATCTGCCTGACCAGATACACCTGTAAAATTTCCTGTAACTGAATCACAGGCATCACAATATTGTGCAACTTGATAAAATTTATATTTATCAATATTATCTTCTGGTATACCTAAACCATAAGAAGTGTTAGTAAGAATATCATAAATGATCCAGACAGGATTTTGGCTCCAAGAGTACACAAAAGTACCATCCCAAGTACCTATATATAATTGAGGATTAGTGTGAGTTTTAATTGTAGGTGAGCTACTACCACTAAAAACACCTGCTTGAACAGTCCAAGCTGTAGAGGCTAGGGTAGTTGATAGTACGTAAGAATCTCCATTAGCAATAACTATGGGAGAAGTAGGTCCTGCTGAGACTGTTTGTATAGTTGCAGTATTATAAGAATCACCCCCAAAATGGAAAGTACCTTGAGACCAGCCACTAGAAGGAGCTGTCAAATTGATCCGAACTAAATCACCAGCAGTTAAAGATAGAGTGCCTGTTGCGCTTTTTGTAACATTACTAGTAGTTAAAGATTCAGACTCTGTGAGCACCCCATTAACAGAAATAGCTACTGTACCAGTTAAACTAGCGTTTTGCACGTAGTAACTAAAAAGATAGTTATAAGTGCCTGTCTGATTAACTTCAAAGGTTCCGTCAAACCTGCCCGCAGCACCATTGTCTCCCCACCGAGTGGTTGAGAAAACCCTACCAAGTGTGTTTATTTGAGGAGCAACAGAACCAAACCGAGGAAGAAGATTTGCTCTTGCGCAATAATTAGTAGTGATACTTAGATCAGAAGCTGTAGCTGTGCCTAAAACAGTGGTAGAACCTGTACCCGTGGTATTCAATCCTAGCTCAACAGAATCTCCATCGGTATTATTGTTAGTAATTGTGAGAGTATAAGGGGGACCCGCACTTACAGTTACATCAATACCAAGACCAAATAGATTTGTTGTGGTTCCTGTGCCTGAAACTTGTTGATAAATTACACCTGCAACTTGTAGCTGATAACCGTTAGTTGTATAACCATATGTTCCTGATTGCGGTAATTCTAATTCTCTCCAGTCTATTTGACCATCAGATAAAACAGGCTGATTATAATTAGAAGGAACTTTAACTAGAAGTCCTTTAACTAAAGAACTCATCTGAGGCACCCCACCCTGGTGTTCATTTACAGCTTTTAAAGCATAACCAACTAAACCCGTGCGAGGAAAAGTTTGTGGAGTGTTTTCAACCTCAAACCAACCTACGGCTTGAACTTGTGATTGAACTTTAGAGTCATTAGACTCATCAGTAGTCTTTTCAACAGTAAATCTATACCCGTCATCAGATCGACTAATTTCTGGTATCTCAAAGTTTACAATTCTTTTGTAGGGAGTAGTGGTTTTACCATTAATCTCAACCTCTTTACTTCCAATTTCTGTAGCTCCAGTACTATCAAAAAAAGTAACCTTTACTTTTACAGAATGAGGTTTTATATTTCCTCGATCATCCTGCTTTTGTAGAACTTGTACGATAAGAATGATGTTTACTTCATCCCAAGCCCTAGCACTAGTTTCTTGTAAAAACACTCTAGCTTGAGGAATACCGTCGATATTACCTTTTTTAAGTGTAACTGGTGATGCAAACTGTTGAGGGACTACTGTTTGTTGACCAAACTTTCTTAGAACTGCTTGAGTTACTGTTCCTGTACGTGATAGAGTTTTGAAAAAGTCTGTATTCTCTCCACCATCTCCATCTATATTTAATAAGTCGTTAATAGAGTTTTCACTAATTTCTATGTCTTGTGGGCCGTTAGGGTTAATACGGTATAGAGGCCCTTCTCCAAGAGCAGTTAAAAGAAATAGAATATCAGTTGAAAAAAGACTATTAGGTTCTTCTGAGGGGCTACCGCCTCCACCACCACCGCCAAAAGCTCCCTTAATTACGGGAACTTTAACATTGTTATGTTCAGTAAAATACCTTCTCATGTCTCAAACCTTGAAGCGACTGTAATAGTATCACTCTTTCCGTGGTCAACTGTATCTAAATAACCACTTATTAGTTGTCCAGCTACACGATGCATACCATAAATCAAAGGAATAGGAGTACCGCTGTTAACTGTATTCTGTAAACCGCCAAACATATCATTTTGTCTAATATTTTGATCAGTTTCTTTAATTTTTTCACGTTTTGTAAATAAAGAGGTAACTAAAGCTAGTCCTATATTCACACCTAAAGTGGAAGCGAAGCCACCACCAAATATACCAGCAGACCCACCTGCTGCGGCAGCACCTCCAGCGCCTCCAGCTGCAAAACCAAACCCACCTGTTGCTACTCCTAGTGCTGCGACAGCTAATAATGTTGTAGTACGTTTTCCACCCCCACCTACAATCGCAGGGACTACATAAAAAACATCATCTTGTTTTATTTTTTTAATATATAAATCTTCTTCTTCAACTACTTTCAAAGTTTTATCAAGTAACGAATAACCTTCTTGACACTCTCCTGTGTGGATAGAGTTAGCATAGTTTCTGAATTTAGGGTGCATAGAACCAAGATAAAAAGGTAAGTCTCCATACCTAGTTAAATCAGCCGTATATTCTGACTGAGAGAATATGTTTTTGTAAGCAGAATGGATTTTTATTTTTGTAAGCAATGACGCTCCTCAAAATCATCAAAAATTAATGTATCTAATTTATCATCATACCAGTATATGTAAAATTTATTATTGAATCCAACTAAAAATTTATACTCTTGGAATGCTGCTCCTACTTTATCTTCTTCACTTGGAATAGGATTTTCTTGCCCAGGATGAGAGTGAAAAACTCCCCAAATATTACCATCATGCTTTACTAAAGCAGCAGGATCTAAATAAAAAGTTTCTTTCGGTAAATCACTAATGTTTTTACAAGGGATATAATCAAAATCTTTAGTTATAATACCAACTGCTTCGAGAGGGTAATCTCTCAGAGCATGATTATTCATATTTTCTTTTAACTTACTAAACTTTTCCATCTAACCTTCTTTATTGTATATTGTCTAAAATATTTATGATAGTCATATATAGCACTATCTCTATTCTCAATCATTTGGAGTATTTTATTATTACCTACATACATAGCAACATGGTTTACAACATTAGTTGCTCCTAAACACATTAGTATAAGATCATAAGGTTGTAGTGTAACAACCTCTACCCAATCCCCATTTTTTGATCCATTTAAAAAATGTTGCTCATGAGTTTTAGTAAACCACTGGTCATCAACCATTTTTAAAAAGTCGCTTGAAGTATAGGGTATTGATATACCCGCCTGTTCTTTAAAAACATAACATAACAAAGTAAAGCAGTCCATACCTGTAGTTGGGTCTGTACCAAAAAGTTTATAAGGGATGTCTGTATATTTATTAAACCATTGATTCATGGCGATATATGGCGCATATACGCTTTACCCAATAATCAGATAAAGTTTCTATACGTGAGACCCCTCTCTCTTCAATGTGCAACATTTGAGTTGGCTTTAAAAATAAACCAAAGTGTATAACTAAATTTGAATTCAGCGACTTAAAAGCTATTACATCATAGTTTTCAGCGTCTGTCAATTTAACTTTTACAGCACATGTTGAAGCCCATCTGTCTATATGTTCAGTAGAAAAATGCTTTAACCAAGCTCTTGAGTGGGGGTAGGGAGGTAAGGGAAATTCTATATTAAGCTCGTTTTTGTAAAATAAACGTATTAACTCAATACAATCAATTACTCCATATTCGTGTTTTAATCCTAAATATTTTTGTACCATTCAGCTAACTCTGGGAAAACGCTTTCAAAAGACTCATTTCTATATAGGTCAGATCTTTGGTTAAATAATTTAAATTTTTCGCTCAAGTGCGAGTCGTCTCGTGACATCATATGTTTTAAAGAATCAATAATAGAGTTAATTTCATGAGAAGATAGCTTTTGATTATTATTAAGATAAACTTTGTAGTTAGATAAAATTTTTCTTTTTATTTCTTTTGAGAAAATAGTTGTTGAATGAAAGTCCCTATTTTCACAGTTAGTTATGCTAAAGGTTTTATTTATACTTTTGATCCACTTAATTAACTCAATATTACTAGTTATTGAGTAGACGCTACTCACAAGAGAAAACGTGCTAATATATTTTAAAAACTTTTCAGAGTTACTTTTAAAAAGGTTCATACTTAAACCTTTTCTTCCGTACTCAGCTCTTTTTTCAAAACCCTCTATACTAGGCCATAGCTCTACGTTTTTAAAGTAAGACCATAAATATTCTAAATCATATCCCTTAAAAGTACCTTGATAAGATAAGTTAGTATTATATGATAATTTTACGTCTTTTGCTAGGCCAGAATTCACAAATAATTCTAACATCTTATAGTGACCTTCTTGTACAAAAGGCTCTCCCCCAGCAAAATATAAAACCTTTATATATTTTTTAATTTTTTCTAAATCTTCCCAAAACAAGTCATTGTCTGTCCAATAATCATAATGATTTGGAGAATCTGTAGATAAAACTTTATGATATTTTTCTTCTTTTGACCAAGAGGAAGACGCATAAGATCCACACATTCTACAACTAAAGTTACAAAGATTTCCAAAACGAAAATCTAAATAAATTGGGGGACTGTCTAAACTACCGTCTATATTTGTTTTGGTGTATAGATGAGAGTAGTTAGAATAAAGAGAGTTCATTCTTTTTCTGTGACTCTCTATTCCGTTATTTTCCCAATTATAGCACACAGCACATGGGGTAGGTTTTTGATTATTTAACATACCCAAACGAAGACTTTTCATGTACGAAGAATTAAAAGCTTGTAAAGGAGACATACCTTTACCAAAAAAACTGTCTTTACTAGCCAAGGTAAAACAGCAAGGAGCATAATTACCCTCAAGATCTCCGTGTTGATGGATCCAAGGTAATATACAAATTGAGTTATTACCCTCTTGGGATTGTGCGTCCTGTGCCAGGAAAACCTCCAAAGTGAAGTTGGTTGTTACGAAGGGTGCAGGCTAATAAAGATTTGGAGCAAACGTCGCCTGACGAATCTGCTGCAACCTGATTATTAGCAGCTATAGGATTAGAATTAGCTGTCAATACGGGAGAGGATCCGGGAATAGGATCGCTACCAGGACCTGGGTATTGACACTCAGGACCTTTATAAACCCACTGACAGGTATTTTTATAAAATTTGCGCTTAGGTGTGACTAACTTAAAATACTGAAGCCATGAAATTAAATTAAAAGTAGCTACATCATCACTTAGTTTTTCAAGTTGATCAATTTTAAATTTGTCTTCTACATAAGATTCAGAATCAGCCAATGGATTAACAATGTATAATGCTTCTCCAATAGGTAGATCAGCTTCTAAATCATTGCTTAGAAATAGAAAAGAATTTCTTTCAATTGATTGAATTGTTCCCTCAATAGTCCCTGAGCGAGCTCTAACATTATCACCTACTCTGTATGGTAGAGTATTATAAACCTCAATTACGTTACTACTTACTGATTGAATACTACTATACTCAGGCCAGTAGTCTAAGAAATTAGCAAAAGTAGTTTTTATTTCTACAACGCCTCCTAATAAATCCCTGGTATCTTGTTTTTGCTCTGTCCAAGTGCCCCCAACAGCAAGAGTTTGTGTTCTATCAAAAGATGCATTAGAGCGCCCATAATATCCTACTATGTCTGCATCGTAATTCAATCCGTCTGGGTTGCTTGTTGTTCCAACAACTGTTCTTGGATCGATACCATTTACTAGCTCACCATTAACAGTCGCAGTTACAGAATTTGAAGAGTTATTTCCTGCTAAAAAAGGGTCTTCTATTAATCTGGTAATTATATTATCTACATTGAAAACATCTAAAGTTATTTCATCTACTGAGCCTTCAGATCCTTGACCTAATTTAGAAGCATTAACAGGAAAAGGAATATAAGAAGTGCCACCATAAGACACGTTATAAGATAAATCAGAAGTTAAATCACCTACAACTTCTGCAAAACGAATTGGAAAATCATTAGGCCAAGCTTTGCCTGTTCCCTGACCTGTTGGATTACCCGCATCATTAGGAGGATACCATTCTCCAGGATAATATATAGTATAGAGTCTTACAATAGGATTTTGAGAAAAAGAATTTTTCTCTGCTTTAAAAGCGCTAGGAGTTATAGAAGAAATAGTTGCAATTGCAGTAGTGGAGTTAGCTGATATAACATTACTTACAAAATTAGAAGTAGAGAGTAGACCATCACCTCCTGATCCTGTAGCTAAAGTAAGGGTATTGGAATGCACTAACTCTGAAGAAGAGAATTCTTGTTGTATATTATTAAGCTTTACCTTAAGCTCGTTAGTAGTTAAGTTTACGTTTGCGATAATACCAGAAGTAGCAGTAGTGTTACCAACAAGCACGTTAGTAGCAACAAACCCAGAAGCGTCATCAACACTTAATATTACATCGTAAGAGCGGGCACTCATTAGTCAAATACCTCTTGTAAATTAAAAGATACCGCATAAAAATTATCTATCAATCTTGAACCTGTAGAGTAAGTTTGCTCAATTGATAGAGAACCTTGGAATCTTGTAGTAATTGTACCAGTTTCATTGATGTGCGACAAGTCAAAACTAAAAGATTCAAATTCTCCGCTTCTTGCGTTATAAAAATTCTCAATAGCTGTTTTTTCAACACCTGTAATTGATGTGTATTTTATGTCGTAAGAACGTTTTGATCTTCTAGACCTCAAACGACGTTTCTCATAACCAGCTTGTGAGGCAAAAGTATTAACATCAAAAGCACGTTGAGACGATATGCCTTTATCAGGCTTTCTATCAGCCATTGAGGTAAAACGATCATTAGTTTCTACCGCTGCTGTAAAAGATCTAATAGTAAGAGTGTCAGCAGATGTTTCAGACCCAAGTGGGGCTCCAGATTGAACTGTGAGCGCATTAGAAGAAGTAATAGGTTGAATAGAGTCAGTTCTATATCTCGCTACATGAGCCAAACGAGCAAAAGATATGTCTCCATTAAAAAACTCTCCTGTTGTGGTGGTGTTTGAGTTAGCTCCTATAGACACATTCCCGGCAGTAGCAGTTGCTGCTACATAGGTTTTATGAGCAACTTTTACATTGTTTACATATAGTTTTATATTATCTGTTGTTGCGTCATACGACACTGCTACGTGGTAATTAGATCCCCCATTCGCATTACCCCCATAAATCTCTGTTACTCCGCCTAAGCGATTTATCACAAATCCTACATTAGAGTTAGCACCTACTAAACGAAGGTTATAGTTATTAGTTGCATCGCCATGACGAGCAAATAGTGTTTGGTTAGCAGCCATAGAAGTGCCCGTGTCGGGACGAACCCACATATCAAGAGTAAAAGAACGGTCATTTACATTAAAATCATCGCTTGATGGTATTTGTAGATAATCATCTGTTCCGTCTAGAGTGACAAACTTGTCTGCGCCATACGTTGCATAGGCAGCTGAACCACCAACAAAAGTTACAGTATGAGCTGTATCTGATTCGTCAGTTAAGTTATCATAGAAATTTGTTAAGAGTTTTGTAGCTACATTATCAGAAATATCAATCCCATTTATTCCTAAAGTAACTGATGGGTAGGTATAAGAATCAGGATTTTGATACACGCCAGATAAGTATACTTGTAAGTCACTTGACGATACAATATTTGCCGAACCAGGAAGTGCAAAAGAAGTTTGGTGAGCGTTAATTACATAAGAATTACCGTTTATAACTGTTGCTGCAGAGTTTGAAAACTCAGCTGCTAAAGATGAATAGGTAGATCTTAGCTGTTTAAGTACTGGGGGTACGGAGACAGTTTGTAGCGTTAAGTTTGAAGCATTAGGTACAGCAAGAAAGCTAGCTGTTGCTCCTGCGTTTGAAATAGTATACGCAGTGGTTTGTTGTAAAACACCATCTATAAAAGCAGCTACTTCACCTACATGCGCTACAGCAGTAGCTAAGTTAAATTCAGTTGCAATAGGTCCTGTTGAACTATAGGTTACAGTACTAGTGACTGGAAAAGCTGTAATAGGAGCGGTTGCATCGGTTGGATAAGTTGCCATTCTTTATTTCCTTAAAGACTTCTTGATCGGGCCATTATTACGTAAGTCACGAGTAATCATATCGATAATAATTTTATCACCCTGTATTCGTGGAGCAGCTGCTTGTACGTTCTTTGGCGCACCTTCATTGTTTAGATTAACCTGAATGTTTGGTGGTGTCAAGTTTTTTCCGGTCGCATTCATCTGATTAAGAGCTGCACCACCAATTGCTTTTGCTGATGGACGACGAATTACAAATTCACCAGGCTCTAAAAGTGCTGGGACGCGGTCACGAGACTGAACAGCGCCGCCTGCAGCCATTTTACGAACGATACCTCCTGATGCGAAAGATGGATCATAATCACCACCGTCTGAGAAATCATTAGTTGACCCAGCAGTACCACCAAAACCGCCACTATAACCACCGCCGGTTTTGCCACCGCCACCGCCTATGCTAAAATCATCATTAAAATTAAATGAGTCAGAAAAGCTACTGAATCCAGTATCGTAAGAAGCAAAAGATTTTGCTGTATTAAGACTTCCAGAAAAAGAACCACCAGAAGGAATTGTAATACCGAATCCGGAGGCGTTTTGGTAAGCACCAGACAGAGCCAATTGACTGGCTTGAGTAGGACTTAAAGCTCTACCTCCACCTAAACCAGGAGCATAATTTCCTCTACCCTCTGGGGTCATTGCGTTATACTCTGCAACAGTCAAAGCTGATTGGCGACCTGGAGCTTCAAAATTTGCTGTGATAAAGTCCTGCATGCTTGAAAACTCTACTGGAGAACCTGCAGCTCTAAATCCTTTTGAACCTGCCATGTTTGCAGCGATATCGCTATTAACACCAAGTTTATCAAGAGCAAAAGGATCTATACCAGAAACCACTCCTGTTTCATCAGCTCTCATAAAGTTACCTGAACTAGTTACATCACCAGCTTTAAAACCTTTATAGCCTGTAGCCATCTGTCCTGTTCTTCGATTAACCTCTAATCTAGCTTTACCTTGTTGATTAGTAGGTATGCTAGGGTCTTTTGAGAATAAAGTGGGGATATCAAGACCTAATAGTGCGCCTATAATAGAAATAGGAATACCTCTTCTGCCATCAGCTCCTAACACATCAGCTAGATTACCTTTTGGATCAAAACTTTCTTTTGATTCAACAATACCCATTGCTACAGTCATGGCATCATCTACGCTTAGTTTATTATTCTCCATTAAGCTATTTGCTAGTTCAGACAAGCCAGGTGTCATCGGATCCACACCTTTACTTACAGGAGCACTAGCTGAACCAACTTTAGCTCCAAAATCAAAGAAACTAGTATTCTGTTTCAACATATTTTGAACAGTATCTAAAGCATTTGAAGGTGTTGCAGGAGTTGATATAGATGGTGCACCTTGCATTCTCATACTATTTATCACATTATCAGAGAAACTAAAGGCTCCGCCAACACTTTTAGATCTGTTTGCTTCCTCTTGTGCAACAGATCTAGCCTGAGTTGGTGAAAGGCCCTTTGCTTCTAGCTCCATCGCCCTAGCGACGCTATAAGTAGCATTGCCTTGCATAACTTGACCACCACTTTGAAGTTGCTGGGGAGCAGCATTCATACGCATCATGGTGCCTAAACCAGCTTGTTTAACAGCTTCTTTACGCATCACAAACTCGCCTGGCTCTAGCATTGCAGGTACTCTATCGCGTTTCATACCGCCGCCAGCCATATGGACACGACCGCCTTGAGCTGCAGACATTACTGGAGCTCCTACATTACCTGCAACTACAGCGGCAGGATTTATACCTCCACCAAATAGACTACCAACACTACCTGCAATAACATCAGTTAAAGGATCGACAATGGTTTTTCTGAATACAGCTTGTTGAATCTCACGAAGCATATTTCTAACCATATCTTTAAACGTATTTGCAACCATGCCCATAGTAATTGAACCGTCAATTAAAGCATCATTGAGTTTCATAAACGCACCAGTAAAGCTCTCTTTAACAATAGATTGTGACTGATCTAAAGCTTGACCTAAACGATCTTCAGAGCGTGCAAGAGTATCAACACGTTGATTAAGTGTTTCTAGAGTTTTGATGCGTTGTTGATCAAGTTCTTCAATCTTTTGAGTAGCTTGAGCACGAAGTTCAAGTTCTTGAAGAGGGAGTCCTTCAAGTTTAGTTTCTTGCAGTTTAATTTCTGCAGCTAACTCTTGTGCCTTGCCTGCAAGAGTAGTAGAAAGGATATCACGTTCAATAATACGAAGCTTTTGTTGGTTTTCAATCTGACCTGTAATACCGCTCTGTCTTAAGTTATTAAGATTGCTTTCTCCTTGTGCTTGATCAGTGATTCCTTTTCTCTGAAGTTTAAATATCTCACCCTGCTTATTGATATTGCCTTGTGTACTAGTAATAGCTTCTAGTAATGCGTCAGATGTTTGTTGTGGGATCTTTACAAGATTATCTTTAAAAGCAGCACTTGCATCAGCTCCCTGCGCTACTCCTAGAATTTCAGCAACAGCTTGTACAAAAGGAGATTTATCACCTGTAGCTGAAACAAAAGTATTTACAGTCTCAGTAAATGATTGATACCCTTTGAGTTGTGCAAGAGTTAACTGAGATTGTTGATTAAATATATTTTCGTCTGCTTGGCTTGCTGTAAGTTGAGCATCGGCACGAGCTAACACAATCTGTCTTTCACGCTCTAGTTGAGCTTTTTGATCAGTTAGTTTTTGTGTTTCTAAAGCAGACTGTCTATCAAACAGAGCAAGTTGATCTTTGTTGAATTGAGCAAGAGCACTTTTTTCATCGTTTAACCGATTGAGACGCTCTTTCTCTATTCCTTTTTGGGTTTCGAGCTGTTGCAGAGAGTCTGCTAGTTCTGATTCAATTAAAGATTTTTGCTCTGCAAAACGCTCATCTGCAAATTGACGCTCTAACTCTATTAATTCACGTTTTTTAGCATTGATAGCAGTTTGATCTTTAAAACTCTTTTCATTAAGAATAGCTAACTGATTCTCTAAAATACCTTGGTTTAAACCACGCGCTGCTTCGTTGGCGTTCGCACCAGTTTGACGACCTATCTGAGCTATTTTAAGTCGTGTTGCATCGTTTGCAGCTTGAGCTTTAGCTAACTTCTCAGCTGCGTCAAGTTCTTTTTGTACTAAATCAAAGGTTAACTGACGAAGTTCTAAAGCTTTTTCTTCTTGATTAAATCTAGCTTGTGCTGCATCTCTTAGTTGTTTTTCAGTCTCAACAGCGGAAGCATTGTCGCGTTGAAGTTTTTGAATTGCTTGTTGATCTTTTAGACTTTGAAGTTGCTTATCAAGCTGTTGTGCTTTAACTTTTTCTGCTTGAACTACTTTTTGAGCAGTTTGATAGTACTCAATGATAGAACCAGCAGCTGCTTTAACTGCGAGATTAAAATTCTGCGCTCTCTCGGCAATGATTGAATCTAACTTAACACCTTCTTTCTGGTTTTTAACTTGAACTGCAAATTTTTCATTAGTTTGTATTATAGAGGTTAAAAACTCTGCTTGGTTCTTTTTTGCTTGTTCAGTGTTTTCTGCTAAATTACCAGATAAGTCTATTACGCCTTTAAAAGGAGCCGTATCAAGTGCTGTAAAGGCGCTACTAAAAGCTTTTGCTATACCTTTTGATACGGTTTCGAGGGCTTTGAGTTCTCTTTGTAAATCTCTTAATTTTTCAACTTCTTCACGAAGTTTTTCAACATCACGAATAGCCCCCGGACCAGGAGCAATACCACTAACACCGCCTTTTTGTTGAATCTCTAAGATTTGAGAGCTTAGTCCAGCAATTTTTGCGGAAAGCTTGTCAGAGTTAAGAGCACCTGCTGAAAATGCTTCATTAGTTTCTTTTAAAACAGAATTAAATATAATTTGTGCATCAACGGCCTCTTGTTGCGATTTAGGTAGGTCTGTGCTTGTAAATTTACCATTAACTTTATCAAGTTCTACGCCTGCAATGAACAGTTTACCATTTAGTTGTTCTACCCCAAGAGCTCCTGCCCTAAAACTGTCTGCTACCTTGTCTCCAGCTAACCCTGTGCTTCTTTGAAGTTCTCCAGCTAACCCAGTTAACTCTGCTGAAAAAAGACCAATACGTTTAATAATTGCTTCTACAACTTGAATTCTTACTTTTGCAGATTCTACATCTTCGGCGTCGTTGGCTTTCCTTGCATTAGCAAGTGCGTCTTCCGCGCGTCCAAGTTCTTGTCGTGCCATTAGTTCTCTCTCAATTTGTATGGTACTATCAAAACCAACTTCTTGCTTATTACCTAATGACTGCTGTGCGCTATATTCAATCTCGGCACTAATCTTTCTAATTTTTTCAGGTATCGACTCTAAAACTTTTTCGTCTACAGTAATTCTTTTAATAGCGTCACTAAGAGCAGTGCCTCCACCAGCTGCTGCAACTGTTAGTCCAACTAGTCCATTTTTGAGATCTGCTGTTCTTTGCGATAAATCTTTAAAAGCATCCGAGAGCATCCCAATTAAATCAACATCAAAAATAGAACCTATCAACTGAGCTGCTCCAAAAGCGAGAAAGGCAACGTTAAGAACTTGTCCAGCAATAGCCGCCGCCTCTGCAATACCCTTTATAGCTGTTTGTAGTTTTACAGAGGCTGCTGTTAAAAATTTAGCCTTTGTTCCTGCTTGTGTTTCTGCTGCCGCATAAGTTTTTAGAATTTTACCAGCATCATTATAGGCGTCAGAATTTTGTCTACCAGCAGCTGCAAGATTTTGTTGAGCCTTAGTAAGTACTTGGGTATCCAGAGAACGTTGTCTAGTATCTATATCTTCACCGCTCAAAAATCTACGACGTGCTCCTGCTGCATCAGAGGATAATTTTCTCGTTAAACCTTGTGTAAAAGAAGCATCTCCTCCTAATCCCCTTTTATTCTTAGCTACCTCAGCTGCTAATTCTTTTTGTCCTTTGATAATAGTGTCTGTAGCACCTTTTGCTTTTGCTGCGGAATCAGCAAATTTTGCTGCAAAATCTGATATATTGTTAATACCATTTTTAGCAAAGTTACCTACAATCTCTGTAGCTTTTCCAAAAACTAAAGCAAGGATTCCACCAAATAGCAACAGAGTATTACCGACATTATTTTTAAAGAAATTAACCAAAGGAAGTAAAGCATTTGAAATAAACTGACCAAATTGAAGTCCTAATTCTTGTATCTGTGTTTGAAGTTGTTCAAGAGATTTTTGGGTAGATTTAGAGGTAGTGTCGATTGCGCTAAATTTACGCTCACCTTCAGTAATCACAGCATTCACAAAGGCTTGACGACGCTCAAAATCTGTTAGAGTTGAAGCAGCTACACCTAGCCTTTGAGCATACTTATTAACTGCAGGATCGATACGAGTAAAGATACCCAATTCGTCTAAGAGTTCTGGTTCTAGTTTTGCCGCACCACGAACGACACGTTGAAGTGCGTCTGTAAGGTTACGACCAAGAGCACGAGAAGCTCCAAGTGAGACTTTAGTTAGTCGAGAAATTTGTTCAGTATTAAAACCAGCAGAAAGTGCGATGTTGATATTCTGCGCGGCTTCTGAAAGCTCAATCTGACCCTGTGTAATAGCTTTTACTTCTTTGAGAATTTTAGGTCCAGATTGACCGATTTCAAGCGCAAGAGCTTTTGTACCTGCAATAATAGTTTCAGCACGAGCAGCTTTATTAAGAGCATCAAACGCTGCTTGTAAAGCAAAAACGGTGGCCGCTGCACCCGCATAGGCTGCAACTAGACCACCGAGTCCTGATGCTTGGGCTGCAAACTGACGACCAGAAGCAGCAGATGCTTGACCCAAACGGGTTTGGGCACGACCAACACGTTCAGTAGCTTTTCCTACCTGATCAAGTTGGCCCGCAACTCCTTTGGCTCCTGTGGAGGAAACCTTAAGTTTTGCAGTTGAAATAGTACCAGCCAATTACCTTCCTCTACTCGCTTTTCCTAGCGATTCTTTCTCTTTTTGCTTGTGAGCATAGTAGTCACCGAGTTCTTTTTCTGCAACTTGAAGAAGATCAAAAACATCTCTTGGTTTATCTATCTCATAGATTCGTAAAATAGCGTCAAGACCTGCATAATCTTTACCTAGCCAAGTGCCACTCATACCTTCCCATTTATCTGGTAAAACATTTAAAACGAGAAGTGCTTGTTGAACTTCGTAAGCTAAAGTAGAAGGTTCTTTAGGCATTTGACTTTCGTCAATCTCCCAACCCATCTGTTCGCACATATCAATGTACTGATCTTGACTCATACCTCCGGCAAATAAAGAATTGCGAAGGTAGTCAGTTAGTTTTTTACGTTTTCATCAGCCTTCTTTTTTGAAAACTGTTCAAAATCGTTCATAGCGTCTGTTACAAATTGATCAAATATTGATGAAGATTTAAGTAACTCTACAGCTTCTTCTTCACTATACTCGATTTCATCATTGGCGTCCATTCCAGAAATATCAACAGGAAGAAGAACAGGAAGAGACTTTACTTTTAAGCCTTTCCACCCAACGATAGCTTTTTCAGCATAATTCTCAAGAAATCGATCATTATCGATCTCTTCTTCACGCTGTCGTGTACGTTTATTAAATTTATAAGTCAAAGAAGCGTTGCGCACTTTCATTAGGTCTTCGCGATTCAAAAAGCGAATATTGACTTCAAAACCATCAATATCTGGGAAATCTACCCAGGTACTGGTTTCTTTTGCAACTAGATTTTTAATTTTACTCATAGTATCCCCTCGTAAAAAAACGAGTGCCTATCACGAATCTGCTAGTCAAAGGTGAGGGGAGACCTTGATTTGCAAGTGATAGGCACTCTTCTGGTAAAAAACATTAATTATCCCCTCAGATATGTTTTAATTATTTAGCAGCGAAGATTGTTACTTCACCTCCGTCACCTTTGTTTGCTGTTGTTTCTTGAGCAACAAAGTTAACGGTCATTGAGATCACATCCTCAACACCAATGGTTGGGAATTCAAACTGAACTGCATCAAGCTGGAAAGCTACGTAAGGAGCTGTTGCTCCACCAATGATTAAGTTAGCGTTTGAAGTTTGTGCAGAAGCTGTACGTGAATCTTCAGAGATGTTACGTAAGAAGCCCGCTGATTCCAGATCTCCAGAACGAAGATACATGGTAGCAGAACCTGTGACTGCACGAGAACCCGTAAACTGACCAATAGGCTCGTTAAGAGCAGCCAATTCTTCTGGTGTAAGATATGTGATATTATTATTGTAAT